CTTTTACACTTGTTAGTGTCATTTCTTTTGAACTTGCCATAATTTTTATTTTTATTTATATTTTTCTTTACTTATAAATTCATTTAAATTTTTTGTTGCTTTATTTAATTTTACTTTACCAGAAGCCGGGTAGAATTGTTGTACTCGTTTTTGAGGATAATCGCCATCTACATAAACTTTTCTTCTAACTATAAAGAATTCTATTTCAATGTTTTCTAATGGTATATTATACTGTTTACTAAAAAAGTATTTATATAATATTAATTGAAATTGTTTACTTTCATCTTTTTTATTCCATTTATTCCAACCTTTAGTACTAGTTTTTATATCGATAATTTTAAATGTATTTGTTGGTTCATGGTACATTACAACATCTAAATAACCCATGTATTTTACGCGGTTAAGACGTAAATTAGGCGCCATAACAATTGGTACTTCACAACCAACTAAATGCCATCCTTTTTTACTAAAATATAAACTTCGTTTTTTTCTAATAAAATTTAAGATTTCTTTACCATCCTCAAAAAACTCTCTTAATTCAGTTGGGGAACTAAAATGTTGATTTTTGTTTTTTTTATAATCTTCACCATAACATTTCCTTAAAGTATCTTCAAATAATTCTTCAATATCAATTCTATCAGCTGCTGCTCCACTTTTTTCATACATTACATCTAAATAATATTGCAAAACTTCATGTAATGCTGTACCAAATGTCATATGAATACTTTGTTCACTAGTTTTATGGCCATCTCTATATTGTAACGACCATTTTTTAGGACATTGAGTAAACATTGACAATTGAGAGTAAGATATATTTTTCTCAACTGCAAAATTAACTGGTGAAGGGGGATTATTTCTAATCTCCCTTACTATAATTGGTACTTTCTTTTTACCCAAACTATTTTTTCCATTTATCTCGACCTACTAAAAGACCGATTATTCCATAATTGGCAATATCAATAAATGTATCTTCCATACCTTCACCTTGAACAAATGATCGACCATTAATTAATAAATTTTTAAGACGTGAAATTTTATCTGTAAGTCTAATACATAATCCTGTTAATGAGAATTTTTTATCATCCTTATTATTTAATACATCACCACCTAAAGCAATATTATTTAAACCATAATCCATATGTTTACGAGCAAACATCTCATACATTTCTTTTTGGATTTGGATAAATTCATCTGCTAATTCTGGATATTCATGTTCAAAAATTTCTACTGGTGTTGAATTTAAATCAGGTGTTGATTTTCCATTTTTTGCATTCATAATTTCTCTATCACTCATAACTTTTTCTATTTCTTTTGCGTTATTACCAAAATGACCTACATTCTCAAAATACTTAGATATTGAATCACCCATTTACTTGTCCTTTATTATTAAAATATTTTTCTAGTACTTCTAGTCTTTCATCTGCTGATGCTAATAATCTTAATGCTTCATCACAGTTATCCCAATAATCTTTAGTTGAATGATCACCTATACCTGCTGGATGGTTTGTTAGTAGGTTAATACTAGCTAATGCTTTTGCCTTATCAGCTTCTGCTGATGCTTTTAAAAATTTGTATACTTGTAAGTTCATATTGTTTTTATTAATTTTTTAATTTCTTTTTTTTCAAAACCTAAATCACCAAGTACTTCGGTAATTCCCTCTTTTCCCAATATGGGAATATACGAACTAGCTTCATCACTTCCAATGGATAATTTACTAGCAATGATATTGGATAGTTCTTTTGAATCTTTTTTATTTTGGTTCTTAATATATTTATTCCATACTTTTCTTTGAGGAATCATTTCTCTATAAATAGTATAAATTTCTTTTTTATTTTGAGGATTTATATTTTGTACATAATTGACTATATCAATATAACTAATATTCATAGATAAAAATCTATGTACCATGTAAGAATTCCAATCATCCCAATCACTTTGTGAAAAATCATTAGGTGATGTTTTCTTAACTGTTATTTCATTTAACCAATCAAATACTGTCATATATTCTATCTTTTCCACCCTCTATAATAGAGATCTTTTGACATTTCGTTTATTACCCAATACCCATTTATTAATTCTTTAAACATAGGTATACTTCTAAAATCCTCAGGAGTTCTATTTCTATAAAAATCCTTCCAACGATCCATTTCTTGTGTAAAAGGCATTGCTACTGGGTGTGATCTTGAAGTACCATGTTCTTTTCTTCCTAAATATGCACAGGTCATCATAAATAATCCACCTGGTTTTAAATGTTCTATCATATTAGTAACTGTTAAATCAATATAAGGATCATGTTCAAATACTTCAAAAGCACATACTACATCAAATAATTGGTTACTCTTATAAAGATGTCCTAAAGATACAACGTCAACACCATCACCTTTTTCTATATCAACTCCAACCCATTCACAATCTTTGGAATGAGATTTAGCTTTTGGGAAACAATTTCCAGATCCTATTTCTAACCATCTTTTTCCAATAAATAACTCAGAGTGGAGGGTTTTAGTCTCATATATAAAATGCATGGGTTCATGATGCATATTTCTTAAATTAAATCATCTTTATACTCATCTCTAATTTCAGGTGGTAATGTTAATCCTACTATTTTTTTAGTATCTGGGCAGAAAAATACTGGGATTGGCATAACCGCATCTTCATCAGTTCCTGCTACAAATTTTGATACACTACGTATTAATACACCTTGTTGAAAAATTTTATTTCCTTCTGGTGTTGTAAATGAAGTTGTATCTTCTAACTTTACGTTTGGTTGTCCTACTGGGTTGTTACTCATTTTTTTAAATTTAAATATTAATTAATTGTTTTATTAAGGCCATACAGTTTATTTCTTTATCAATCCTAAAATTAGATTGAAAACTATATTCATTTATATGTATTGCTACTGTGCCTTCTTTTCCAGGAGCAAAATCTGAAGCATTATCAAATAAAAATCGATAAAATACTTCAAAATCTTTAACATTAGCGTTAGCTATTATTTGTCTTATTTCGTTAAATTTAGGAGATGATTTAGATAATTCTTTTACTACTTTACTCATATAGTTATTAGAAACTAATGCATCTTTATCTAATTTTAAGTGGTTACCTTGCGTAGATACTTGTATTGTATTAAGCATCTTACGAACGTCAGGGTAGTTATTATTAGTAATTGTTTCTAAATCACTTACACTACATTTTATACCTTCTTTTTGTACAACTTTCATCAAATGATTTACTACGTCTAATTTACTTGGAGGTATTATTTTTAATGTTTGACATCTTGACTGTAAAGGATCTATAATACGTTCAATAAAATTACAAGTTAAAATAAAACGTGTAGTTCTTGAAAATGTTTCAATTACATTCCTTAAAGATGCCTGTGCTTGTATAGTTAGAAAATCTGCTTCATCTAATATAACAACCTTGAGGGGTTTAAATGACATTACGCTAGCAAAACCTGATACTTTATCTCTAATAGTTTCAATACCTCTTTCATCAGAAGCATTAATATAGATGTGATCGCACTCTATGTTTTTTACTATTAATTTAGCTAGTGTTGTTTTTCCAGTTCCTGCTGGTCCATAAAATATTAAATTTTGAATATCATTTTGACTAATATAATTTGATATTGATTTTTTAATACTTTCATTACCTACATAATTATCTATGTTTGTAGGACGATATTTTTCTACTAATAATCCGTGATCTTTCATAACCTAAATATACAAAATATTATTTAATTTTCCAACCTTAAACTCCTTGTCTAAATTCACCATATAAAGAATACATTTTTTCTTCTTTTGGTTTTATTTCTTCTTCAGTTGAATGAATAGCATATAATTTACTTCCCATAGGATCCAATCTATACTCACCTTTAAATCCTGTTTTATGTAAATATGCTTCTAAAGTTTCAGTTAAAGTAGGGTATACTTGTTTTTTTGGATCTGCAACGAGTTTCCACCTGTCTCCAGGTGGTACTCTTGTTGCGATCAACTCATTATGTTCATTAATTACTGTTTCCATATTACATTCCCATCATTTGTGATGGATCCATTTGTGGTTGTTTATCTTCTTCAGGTTCATTTACTACTATACATGCTGTAAGTAATACTGTACCTGCTACTGCTGCAGCATTTTCAAGTGCAACT